CGACTGTTGTGCCTTCTAGCTCTTCGCTATTAATGTTTTCTTCAACCATAGACATTATTTAGAACTCCATAATCTTCTATACATACGAAATATCTGTTGGGTCAAGTATTGTGGATATAATATTATCGTCATTTATGATTCTGACCTCAAGACCATCCACTTTAAACCTATTCCCAGCATATCTTCCTATAAGAACCCAACTTTTCTCCTGACAATAGGGACCACTAGGGAACTTTTGTTCGTCTTTGTAAGCGTCTGGACCCAACTTAACCACGTAAGCAGATACAGTAGCAAAAGACTCACGCTCTCTAGTTTGATCTGGAATATACAAGCCGCCCTTTGTTTTGGCGCTAGGATAATACGGAATGATTAAAACGCGATAACCCGTAGGCTGCGGTAATCTTTCCAGTGCAGAAGCCTCAAGATTAGACGGGTCTTCTACGTTTTTATTATCCGCTTCTGCGTTATTGTCTTTAAACGCATTTTCTATTGGTTTAGATAATTTTTCTTTTTTTGCAGCTTTTAAAACATGGTCTGGAACATACAACTTTTTATTCATTTTCCAATTCTACGCCTTTCATCGCGGTTTTAAGTAAATCCTCACAGTAGGTCATTCCGCGTATTTCGCCCACCAGATACCGATACTCATCCCAAGATGAGGCCGAACCGTCCGCAATTCGGTCTTTCAACCTAGAATTACGATCACGTATTTCCTTCAACATATATTCTGCTAAATGTAAAGCGTCCATACTTGTCTCCCTGAACACATGGTATGCAAATGTTCGGGATATACAAGTATTTTAGGCAAAAATCTACAAAACTCCCATAAACCTTTGGGGTCTAGCTATTTTGCTATACTTTTTTAGGTGCCTTGGTCTTTTTCTTGGCCTGCTTTTTAACTGGCGCTTGGGGCTTGCTGGCAGGTTTTTCCGCGATAGGCGGCGTGGCTTCATTTTTCACCTCTGCTACGATTACAGGTGGACGCTTTGCCTCTTTAATGACTTGCGCCATTTTTTCTCTTACAGATGAACTCATATTATTTCCTATCTTCTATTTGCTTACGTTGTTGTGCAATCAAAATCTTTTGGCGTTCCAACTCCAAGAACTGCCTGTCTATTTCAGTCATTTCAGGAAAATCTACAATATTATCCTGTATTGGCTTTTGTTGCATTCATCACCGCAATTTCACGCTGCGTCCGTATCCTATCTTCTGCAATTCTGGTCTTATCGTCCAAAGCGGCTTCAGAAACATCAATGCGCTGTTGATTTACCAGAACGTCATTCTTTTCTTTCTCACGCTCTAATTCTTGTTTGGCCTCAAACTCCGAAGACTTGCGCTGCATATCAGCCGCTTTTAACTGAAGTTCCTGATTGCGTATATCTACCAAAGGATCAGACTGCTGTGGTGGCTCTACAGCTTGCGCCATGCTTTCAACCATATCTGCAATCATAACCGCAGCTATCTGGTCAATTTGTGGCTTAATTTGCTGCATCATCATTTGCATTTGTTCTGGGTTTTGCTGCACTTCAGGCGGTATTCTCTCCATAACCTGTGCCTGTGCCTGCTTTTCAGCCATAAGCCCTATATGCTCCTGTATATGGCCCTGTAAGGCCACGATAGACGCAGGGTTAAGCTGCATGGCAGGCGTAGACATGACCGCCATATGAGCCTCTATGTGGGCCTGATGATCTTGCTCTGGAAACGCCTGTAATGGCATACCCATAAGCGCATTCTGGTTTTCTTTAGCGGCATTAGCAGGCGGGGGTGGCGGTGGCGGTGGGGGCAAAATAGCGTCAATGTTTGTAACGCCCAAAGCCTCGTACATCTTGCGATACGCCTGATACAGTCCCATAGGACCGCCGTGTATCTCTGGATTAGACTGCACCAACTGCAATTCGCTTTGCGCCAAAGCAATGCGCTGCGACATAGAAAAGATGTTTGGGTCTGAAACAGGCAAAACATCAATGCGCTCATCAAAATCTTGCGCTTTTACTTCAGGGCCAAACTCTTTGGACGCCATATAAGGATACGGCTGTAAGTCTTGCGCAAAGATATTAGACAGAAGTTTAAATTCCATCTTTTGCGAATAATGCAACCGCTTGTGAATAGCGGACATAACCTTAGTGCCGCGTTCCATAATCGCCATAGTGGTGCCAACGGGCGTTTCACCGCTCATCTCACCAACCTTCATATCAGCCATAGATGCAAACCTGCGACCAGCATCCACCAGCGTACCCAAAAGATTGTATAGGGTGGCTGAAGGCTCTTTAAACGGCAATGGCATTAAAGACGCCTGCAATGTCTGACCAACTACGTCAATATCGCGGAACTCTCCCGGTTGTATCGGGCTGTCTTCATCACGAATACGCGCACCACGGGCCTTAAAACCCGCTGGCAAGTTAGCCAAAGTACCAGCATCAATAAGCTGACGCAGCAATGACGTTGACGCCATAGCCAAGCCGCCAATCATATGCGTCAGACCCAATCCATAAAAACCCAAACCGGGCAAAAACTTGTAATGCACAAAGTATTTTTGCGCACGTTTCATAGGATCATTTTCAGGGTAATTACGACGAACAGACAGTATTTCGTTCGTATCCTCAAGAATAGTAACAATGTACGGTAGCTTTAAGCCTGTAGGCTCACCGTCCATACCAATGTCTTCAAAGCCCTCAATGTCTAAATCAGTGTGAACCTCATAAAGCGTCAGGTCTGATGACGCATTAGACGGGTGTACGCCCTGTATGTCATCAATTGACTCCTGCACTTCATTCATTTGTTCGCCATAACTGCCGTCACTAGGAATATCTATATCCCTATAGAAGCCAGCAAGTTGCAGCTTTCTAACCTCGTTAGAATCCATCGAAATACGGTGCGTAATGCGTGGCGAACTAGCCAAATCAGGTGTGCCGTAAGGAACAATAAGGTCTTCTGCGTGAATAAACTTACTAACAGCACGTTGCTTTAGTGGATCACGGTAAACCTTCTTAAACGTAGAGCCAACAACGGGCAGATAAAACAACATCTGATCCAACTCAGGATCATATTCTTCCATTTCATAGGTGATCTGGTAATTCATGTAATCTTTGACGCGCTCTGCTTGCTTAACCAGCATTTCATTCTGCGCACCAATTACTTGCGTTCTAACAGGACCATTTGCAGGTAAAAGCTCACGATACGCCTGCGCTTGAAACTGCGTTACACTTTCTGCCAACAATGGATGAACAACGCCTGACGAACCCTCAAAAGGCTCTGTGCGCTCTTCAGTCTTCATGCCCAGAAATTCTAAACCCTGTTTATACGTGTCTTCCCAATCTTGTCTGGAAGACAAATCGTCCTCAATCGAACCAACCAAATCAGAAGAAATGCGCCCAAGAATAGAACTATCAATAACATCAGCAAGATTGCCATCAAAAGCAACAGTTGGAGCAACGCCCATTCCATCGTCGTAATCTCCCACTATCGCACTGCCGTCATCGAACTCAAAAACACCGGGTTGTTGAGGTAATTCAGGAATGTTAGCCAAAACGTTTTCTTCAGGCAACATAGGCATTTCAGGAATGCCGCCCGGACCAGAATCACGATCTATAAAAGCCATATTATATTCCTATTTTAGCGTTGAGGCAGAAAAGCTCTACCAACGAAAGGACAGAAATCGGGAACCGTTGACGTAAGCCGCTGGGAGGAGAACGGAGCGTCAACTTAATCTGCCTCAACCTCTTTAGTTACTGTCACAATAGGACAGTTAACATAATACCCCTTAGACATTATCTTACGCCACGAAACTTTGTGCCGCGCAATGCCGCTCCACCACCACGGGAAAAACCTGAGTTTTCATCCTTCATTGGCGCAGTTACAGGCTGACGATAATGCTCCTGCATTACACCGTCCGTTTCAGTAGAAACAGCGCCGCCCTTTGCCATCATTTTAAAATCTTCGCCAGATATTTTGCCGTCTTTATTCTTATCCAGCTTTTTTTGACCACCACTTAATGCCATTATATTGCTCCTAATAGTATTCTCTGCGCCTATTGTAACTGTATTCATCTTCATCGTTATAGTCAGTTCTGGTCACGATAAAACCGCCCTGCCTAAAACGCAGTATAGCCTGTGTCATCGAATCCGCCAAGTCATCATGTTCACCATTGGGAAATGCAGCGCATTCTTCCATAACTTCGTCAGCAAAATTAGTTTCAGGACACCACACAATGCCGCTCTCAAACACAGGTGCGCAAGAGTGCATGCGCGTAAACTTATCAGCGCCCCTGCTAGGTGTAAATGGCGTCACAGGTATACCCATACGCCGTAATTCCTGCGTTAAAGGCATGCCAGAACCCTTTTGCTCTATTAAAACCATGTCAGGGTCATACTCATGGTACATATCATTGGCCTGTTCCTTTAATTCGGGAAACTCCCAGCGCCCCTTGACCGCATCCAACAAAATAATGTGTTCTTCATCGCTGTTTTCTTCAAGAAATATACCCCAAGTCGTAATAGCACTGTAGTCAGCACGATCACCCTTGCTAAAGGCCGTATCGTAACTTTGAATGATGTATGAACAAACGGGTGGGTCTTCTTTTTCCCAAATATTCCACCATTCACGCTTAATAATCGCACCCTCTTCAGCAGTAGGGTTCTGCATGTACTGCGCATTCCATTTTGCTACAGGAATAGACGCCTTTACGCCCTCAAGTTCATCCAAACTCCAATATTCAGGCCAAAGTGACTCGCCAGAAGGCATAATTGCAGGAAATTCAACAATTTCCCACTTATCAGCGCCCTTTTCGCTCTGTTTTGCCAGAACTTTCGCAGTTAAATCACGAATAGACCACCGCGTCATAACAATAATTATCGCGCCACCGGGCTGTAAACGCTGTCTAGGGCCAGAAGTGTACCACTCATACACATTATCTAGCGCAGTTGTACTAAGCGCATCCTGTTCTGAAACTGGATCGTCAATAATTGCCAAATCAGCGCCACGACCAGCCAAAGCGCCGCCCACACCAACCGCATAATATTCACCACCGCCGCTGGTACTCCAACGTCCACTAGCCTTTGCATCAGATGCCAAGCTGACTTTAGGAAATACGTCCCTAAAATCATCTGAATCAATCAGGTTTTTAATCTTACGACCAAAACCAACCGCCAACTCCGCCGTGTGCGTGGCCTGAATAATCTTCAGGTCAGGTCTGCGCCCCATAAGCCACGTTGGAAACAAATAACTGGCAAATTCAGACTTCGTATGACGCGGCGGCATGTTAATAATTAACCGCTTTAACTTACCGTCAGCCACAGCCTGTAGTTTTTCCGCGTAAATCTTGTGGTGCCTGCCTTCAATAAACTGAGGCCAAACGTGCTTAACAAACGACATATAATTGCTGCTACGATCATCGCGGTCTTCTAACGTCGAAAGCCGCTCCAACATGGGAGCGACTGTCGCTAACTCTTCCTCAGTTAGATATTGCGCAAAGTTATTTAGGTCGTTCACGGTAGAATACCTAACCCCTGTGGGCGCAGGCGTGGTCTTAATGAAGTCAACGGCGCACTCGGTCTAAGTTGTGGTCTAAATGATCTGGCAACTCCAACGCCTCCAAATTTATCATTTACTTGCTGTCCGGGTAAGTACCCTAAAGGTTTTATAGGCAATCTTCGTCTTTGTCTTTCAGCATAAGGATCAAGACCTTTTCTTTTTGCTATTAAATCAGACAAAGCCATTTCATAACCGCCCAAACCTTCTTCAGCTAATCTTTTATCAAAAGAAACAGTTTTACCTGTACTGTCTACATAAGTTGAAGGAACTGGCAGACCCTTACGGTAGGTTTCAAACTGCTTTTGTAAATACGGGTCTGTAGCTGTTCCTCTTTGCAAACCAGTAAACCCGCCACCATCATAGTATGTGGACCCACCCTGAGTAACAGGCTGGCCTACTCCGGGATTACTAGGATCATCACCCATAGTTTCATCAAAATATTGGACTAAACCTTCATTGTGATCTTTGCCTAAACTAAATCCACTTTGATTAAACAACTCTTCACTTATTTTTCCACTTAAAGGATAGCCATACTCATATTCAAAAGTTCCTAAAGCATTCTTGTCATCACTACCTGATAACCTTCTAGGTCTAGGATCGCCTTCTTCCATAGCAAGAATGCCACCAAGATTATTTATAGGCATACTATTCCTAGATTGATCGCGTAAAAGGCTCACAACTTCCTCAAAAGAACCGTGACCAACTTCATGTCCTAAAATTTCAGGAGTTGCAAAATTACGAGAAGCTACAATCTGCGGCCTTTGGGGGTCAATACTTCGAACAAGAGAATCATACTGGTTTGGGTCTACACCTGTCTCATTCACCGCAGATTCAGCAATTCCAGCTTTTTGCTCTTGAGGCGTTAAATTCTCAAACCCTTGATGCTTAACAGCTTGAGGGAGACTTGGGTTATAAAAAGCGTTTCCAACTCTATTATAAGGACCAGTTATAAGCTGTGAACCCAGCATCATTCCAAGTTCTGCTTGCAAATTTCCTCCAAGAATATCATCGCCAACATCTTCAACTTCAAGATCATCAATTACGCTTGTAGACGTTATAGCTTGGACACCTTGGGGCTGAGTAAGGGGCTGAGTAACCTGCTGGGAAACTTCCTTCCCCGTAGTCATGTCTATTGTAGGCAACATGGGACTAAACTCATCGGTGTAATAGCTGCGCAAATCTTTTTCAGGCTCAACAGGCTCTGGGGCAAACGAATCAGGACGTAGCTGTGGGCGCAAAGAACGCTGTACTATGTTATCGGGTTCTGGCTCTGGATTAAAAAACCCACTTGACATTATATCAGGA